GGAATTTCAGGGGACTTCACGGGATTTGCCGCTGATGATTGGGAGGTCCAAATGTCCTTCCTCGGTAAACTCGCCATTAAAAGCGAGCCTGCTGGGAAAGAACGGGTCTTCGCAGTCGTTGATGCTATTACGCAGTGGTTGTTAAAACCACTGCATTTGTGCGTCTTTGACATGCTTAGACGGATCCCCCAAGACGGGACCTTCAACCAACTCCAGCCGATTGAGCTTCTGCTCGACCGGCATAGAGGCGCGAAGGTCTACGTCGCATCCTTAGATTTATCCGCAGCGACTGATAGACTTCCGGTTTCTCTTCAGGAGACACTCCTTTCCCATTTATTTGGGGATCGTTATGCCTCTCTCTGGAGAACGCTTCTAGTCTCTCGGGATTACGCACTGCCCGGGGTTAAACCCGGACGGTCCATTCTCTCCGAGGTTCCAGAAGGGGATTCTATTCAATACGCTGTGGGTCAACCTATGGGTGCCCTCAGTTCTTGGGCGATGCTAGCTCTAACGCATCATCTGTTGGTCCAATACTCGTGGTACCTGGTCTGCCAAGAACAAGGGAAACCTTATTCTTGGACAGCCGAGTATGGAGTACTTGGCGATGATGTAGTCTTGGTCGGCCGAGGTCTTTCCGACAGTTACCAAGCTGTCATGAAAGAATTAGGTGTAGGAATTGGCCTACATAAATCCCTAATCTCGGAATCGTCCTTGACTATTGAATTCGCCAAACGCTTCTACTCAGAAGGGGTAGATGCTTCACCGATCTCCTTCGCGGAGGTCGATGTGGCGTCTAGATCGCTCTCTGCAGCTCTCGAGCTGCGGAGACGGCACAACATTAAGACCTCGGATTTTCTTCGAGTTCTTAAAGTTGGTCCTTTTGCTGTATCTAGATTAACGGCGCCCGTCTCACGACGTGTTGCCGCTTATGTTCTCGCACTGCGGTGGCCCTTCAATGATAGTCAGGCTATCCCTTCGGTTCTGTTTGATAAACATCATCCAGAGCCAAAAGGAGTAGTCCGATGGTCAATGTTTGGAGCCATCGCGGTTGCCCTGGGTGAGTCGTTACTCACTCGAGCATTGCGAGCGCAGGAGCTTCTAGAATCATATCAGGGAACGCCTGCGTACTCGGGTATCGAACAACCTCTTGCTTACCCTCGGGTGAGCAAGTGGGGTTCGCCGAGTATGATGCTCTTACTCGCGGGATCGGTTGACCCCTCCTACGCGGACCTATACAGCCCTTTCGGGGGCTATGTAAGCTCGTGTCGGAAGTTAGACCAATTCTTCACCGAGTTTGAGGCTTTCACGCAGTGGGCGCTCACACCGGAACTATATGATTTCCCAGGTTTATACCAGAAATGGATGCACCTGAGAGATCTGTTAGCTCTAGTACGAGTTCCCACAGCGGATGCTGAAGTTCTCATCGAACCGCCTTCAGAGCAGGAAACTGCTCTGGAGAAAGTCCCTGAGACTCTTCAGTTTTGGAGAGTGGCGGAGATCTGGCGAGCCAGAGCCTATCGTCTCGAACGACAAGTCGCTGAGAGAAAGCTGCACGGAACCATCACGTGGACGGCTAGTGGCTTCCGGCAATGGGACAAAGCGAAGTTGGTGCAGGTTATGAACCTGTACGACTCCGCGGTGTCGCCAAAGTCAAAAGTTCTCTAATGTGCATCTGAGCACCCCTCCATCGGAAAGGTCTTAGGACCTGGGGCCGGTGGAGTACGTTCTGG